CCAACACGCAGGACCAACTGAAGACAAAGACCTGGGCCGAGCTTTCCAAGTGGCACCAGATGTTCATCGCGCGCGAGCTATTCGTGCTCACCGCGACGGCGATCTACTCGGCAGACCCTGATCACTCGAAGACCTGGCGGATCGACGCGGCGCCATGGTCGGAGGAGAACACCGAGGCTTTCCAGGGAATGCACAATCAGGGCAGCCGCATCCTCGTGATCTTCGACGAGGCCAGCGCGATCGCTGACACCGTTTGGGAGGCTGCCGAGGGCTACTTGACCGACACCGACACGCAGATCGTGTTCGCGTGCTTCGGAAATCCGACCCGCACGACCGGCCGCTTCCACAAGGTCTGCACCCGGCCTGGCTCATGGAAATACAACCGCGTCGACAGCCGCACCGTCCGCTTCACCAACAAGGCGCAGATTCAAGAGTGGGTCGACGAGTATGGCGAGGACAGCGACTTTCTGCGCGTGCGCGTCAAGGGCCAGTTCCCGCGCGCCGGCTTCGCTAACTTCATCCCGCCGGAGCTCGCCGACCAGGCGCGATCGGGCCGCCGCTTCGTCTCGCGCGTGGCCTATGGGCCCTATCAGAAGATCCTGAGCGTCGACCCGGCGCGCTTCGGCGACGACTTCAGCGTGATCACGCTGCGGCAGGGCCTGAAGGTCCACTATCAAGTCTCCCTGTCGGGCTTCGACGGGCCCGAGCTCTGCGGCCGCGTGGTCGAGCTCGTGCGGCAAGAGAAGGGCATCAGCTGCATCGTCTACGACGCCAACGGCAACGGCGCGGACCTCGACAGCGCGCTGCGCCGCGCGCCCGACCTGCCGCCGCTGATCCCGGTCATGTGGGGCGTGCCGGCCAAGGATGACGCGCACTACTTCAATCAGCGCTCCGAGGCCTGGGGGAAGATGAAGGATTGGCTGGCCGCCGGCGAGATCCCCGACGACGACGGCCTGATCGACGAGCTCTGCAGCCTCGACTATGGCTATGACGGCATGTTCCGAATCCAGCTGCAGAGCAAAAAGGACATGAAGAAGAACGGCGGCAAGAGCCCGGACAAGGCCGACTCCCTGGCGCTGTCGTTCATCCCCGAGCTCATCGACCGGAAGATCGTCACGGCCAAGGTGCGGCCGGTGAAGCGGCGCAAGGTTGTTTGGTCCGGGCGCGTGCCCGGGTAAGGAGTCGATCATGTTCATGGAGTGCGACGAGATCGCCGTCGAGATCGAACTGTGGAAAGCGGCGAGCGGCGGCGATCGAGAAGCGAAAGCGAAGCTGCGCGGGCAACTGAAAGGAATCACGCTCTACGTGCACGCGCTTTCCCTGCCTGCCGGCTCATATGAGACCGTCACAGCGCGGGAGGTCTGTGCGGTGCTGGGCGATAACCTGACGCTCACGATCGGATTCGACGGATGACACCGCTCGCCGCGTTACGTCATAGACTCGCGGCCGGACGAGTGGTGTCAACGGCAGCCCTGCGCAGCACGCCTGCGTCGATGTCGGGTTCGAGTCCCGGCCTCGTTCACCCATTGACGCCGCTCGAGCACCGCCGGCAGAATCGCGCCGTGCTGTAGCTCAACCCGGTAGAGCGGCCTCCCCTCCCATGGAGAAGGTAGGGATGCAGGTTCAACCCCTGCCAGCGCATCCATACTCAACCCCGCCGGCATAGCCAGCGCAACACGGGTTGATGTGGCTACCCCGGGGCCTCGGCCCCGGGCATGCCCTCAACGCCGAGCCGCCCCGACAGCACCGCTCTCCCCCTCCGGGGGGCCGTTTGCCCGCCCTGCGGCCGCATCGCACAATCCGCAGCGGCACGCCGGCTGCGTCCGATGCCTCCCGCTAACCCGCGCTCGAGGCTTCCCGCATGGCTAATCCGCTCGTCCGTCAACTTGGTTTGCAGCAACTCATCGAGCGGGATGCAGACCCGGTCCCTGAGTTCCAGTCGATCGGCAACTCACAGACCGAGACGGCCCTGGCCGGGCACATCCGGAAATCCTGGGGCGACAACAAGCTGGCAAAGCAGAAGATCGAGCGCCGCATGCTCAACTGCCTGCGCGCCAGGCGCGGGGAGTACAGCAGCGAGGCGCTCGCGCAGATTCAGGCCAACGGCGGCACAAACATCGTTTGGGCCGACCTGACCGAGACGAAGTGCCGCGGCGCGAGCGCGTGGATCCGCGAGATCGTGCTGCCGGCCGGCGAACGGCCTTGGGGCGTCAGCCCGACGCCGATCGCCGATCTGCCCAAGGGCCTCAAGCTGTCGATCGTCAACAAGTCAATCGCCCAGGCGCAGCAGGTCATGCAGCAGATGGCCGAAAGCGCCGGCGTGACGATGGACAAGAGCGAGTTTCGGCAGACGGTCGCCGAGCTCGGACAGCAACTGCGCGAGGAGGCCGAGCACGAGCTCAAGAAGGCGGCCGACAAGCGCGCGAAGCGCATGGAAACGCGCATCGCCGACCGCCTGGCGCAAGGATGCTGGGAGGAGGCAATGGACGCCTTCGTCGAGGACTTCGTCACGTTCCCCGCGGCGATCCTCAAAGGCCCCGTGTACCAGCGGCACAAGCGCCTGAGTTGGGGCGAGGGCTGGAAACCGAAGGTCGCGAACAACCCCGCGCAGACCTGGGCCCGCGTCAGCCCCTTCGATGCCTACCCGAGCGTCGGAGCGACCGACTGCCAGAAGGGCGATTTCATCGAGCGGGAACGGTTCTTCCGCAACGACCTGCACGATCTCAAGGGCCTGCCTGGCTATCACGACGACCAGATCGAGGCGGCGCTGCTCGAGTACAGCAATGGCCACCTCGAGGGCTGGCTGTGGACCGAAGCGGAGCGCCAGCGGCTCGAGAAGGAAACGAGCTACCTTTTCCTGACGCCGCCCGGCGTGATCGACGCGCTCAACTTTTGGGGCAGCGTGCCAGGCTGGAAGCTGCTTTCCTGGGGCGTGCAGCAGGACCTCGAGCCGGACAAGGACTATGAGGTCAACTGCCTGCTCGTCGGGCGCTTCGTCATCTACTGCGCCCTGAACCCCGATCCGCTGGGCATGCGGCCCTATCACCGGGCCTGCTACGACGAGATCCCGGGCGCGTTTTGGGGTCGCTCGATCCCCGACCTGGCCGCGGTGCACCAGCAAATGTGCAACGGCTGCGCGTGCGCGCTGGCCGACAACATGGGCGCGAGCTCCGGGCCGATCGGCTGGATCCACATGGATCGCCTGGCCGAAGGCGAGCAGTCCCTCGACATCAGCGGCTGGAAGCTTTACCAGCTGCGCAGCGACCCCTCGCAGGGCGTCAACCCGGGCGTCGGGTTCTTCGACGTGCCGAACCACTCCGCGCAGCTGATGCAGGTCTATGCCGAGTGGGAGCAGCGCGCCGACGACGCGACCGGCGTGCCGCGCTACACCTACGGCAACGGCGAGGCGGCCGGCGCCGGCGACACCGCTAGCGGCCTGTCGATGCTGATGAACAACGCCGCGAAGGGCCTGCGGCGCGCTATCTCGAACATCGACCTTCGCGTGATCCAGCCAACGATCGGCATGGCCTTCGTGAACGAGATGATCTACAACCCCGACGAGTCGATCAAGGGCGACTGCATCATCGTGCCGCGTGGCGCGGCGGCAATCCTGATCAAGGAATCGGCGCAGACCCGTCGCACCAACTTCCTCGCGATGACCGCGAACCCGATCGACATGGAGATCATCGGGGTCAAGGGCCGCGCGGCGCTGCTGCGCGAGGTCGCCTCCGCGATGGAGCTCCCTGTCGACGAGGTCGTGCCCAGCGAGGAGGAGCTCGACAAGCGCCAGAAGGCGCAGGCCGAGGCCCAGGCGCAGCAGATGCAGGCGCAGCAGCAGATGCTGCAGCAGCAGCAGGACGCCGAGGTGCAGGGCGAGGTCGCGAAGACGCAGGCAAAGGGCGAGATCGACCAGCAGCAGCGAACGCTCGACATCATCGGAGAGATCGTCAAGCAGGCCGTGTCGCAGGCCGTGTCCAAGCCCAAGAAGATCGACTTCAAGAAGGACGGCGAGGGCCTGGTCGAATCCGCCGAGGTCGCGGAGTGATCGTGTCTTCAGCCGCCGTTGCTCGTCGCAGCCGGCTCGGTGTTCCAGCGCCGGGAGAGCCGACGCTGTCGTCGCTGCGGATGCCGAAGAACACGAACGGCAACGAGAACAACCTGCCCTATTCGGTCATCGAGTTCGATCGACCGGACCTCGACGGCCTGCCCCTGTGGGGCCCGAGTGGGCAGGGCATCACGGTCATTCGGCGCGTCATGTACGAGCAGGCGCCGGGCTACAAGGCGAGCGAGTGGCTTTCGCGCTCCGATGGCCAATTCGACGGCGTCTGCTGGGGCGCGCATCCGTACCCCTCGCCGGCGAGCAACACGTCGACGGGCCACGTGTGGGAGGTGGCGGCCGGCGGCAATGACTACACCCTGAACCGCGAGGGCAACACCATCGCCCTCGAGACGGGCCGGTGGTATCTGCAGGCGATCCGCGTGAACCGCGTGAACAGCGGGCAGAAGTTCGTCAGCCTCTACGTCGACCTGCCGAGCCTGGCCGACGCCGACGTGATCGACTCGGGCGACCTGTTCTCGATTGGCGAGGGCACGATCGCGACGCTGAAGTACATCCGCGGAGACTCACCCTGGTTCGCGTCCTTCCAGAACGAGCGGCACGGCGGCTACTACGCGCAGACGAAGATCATCGCAAAGCTGATGTCTGAAGCGGACTGCGTCAGCGAGGCGGCCGACATGACGCAGCTTGTCACGCCAGATGCGCAGGCGTGGATCTGGTGGGGCAAGAAGGGCTTCACCTCGATCGATGACCTCACGTGCGACTTCGGCACCGGCCGCTCGTTCGTGCGCAACGACTCGAGCAACCTGATCACCCTCGGGAGCATCACATGATCGTCCTGCCGCTGGCCGTCTATCAGCCGGGCGTGACGCAGTCGGTCGAGTTCGACGTGCCCGACTCGGTCACGGGTTACCAGCTTCACCTCGCGCGCTGCACCGACGCCGCGCCCGACGTGTGGCCCGACGACGGCCAGCTGCTGCGCGTGCAGGTCGAGGCGTGGATGATGGGCCAATGGCTCCCCTGGGGCTCGTTCGATGCCTACGGAGGACGCTACGTGCGCCGCGACGGCACCGTGGCCACGACAAGCTCGCTGCGCGCGGGCCTGCGGCAGAAGCCGGGCCGCAAGCTGCGGTTCTTCCTGCTGGCCGCGGCGCCCGTGCGCACGAGCCTCGAGCTTGAGATCGCCTGATGGCCGCCGCCTGGTCCACCGGTTCGCGCGGGTTCTCCGCGAGCAACGTCGCGAGCCTCGACACCGGCTCGATCACCTTCAGCGGCTCGAACAAATACAGCCGCGCGATCGCTTCGTCGGGCGCTGGCACGCCGGCTGCTGTGTCCTCGGTCGTGCTCGACCCCACCGGGGTGAACCAGGCCTACACCGCGATCGAGGCGGCGGTCACGTTCAACACGAATTTCGAGTCGCGGCCCTTCGGCCTGGTCGCGCCGTCGGACATCAGCGCGAAGATCGTGCGCTCGACATGGGCGTCGAATCAGGACGAGACGCTTCTGGTCGCCGACTTCTATACCGGCATCGACCAGTCGACGACCAGGCGCACCGTGCCGTCGCCGTCGCAGGGCACCGGCCTCTCGCCCACCCTGGGCGTTACCTCGGTCGCCGACGACCTGGTGATCGGCTCGGTCATGTTCGGAACGACGAACGGCGACCTAACGACCATCTCGTCGTCGCAGGTGACGATCCGCGAGGAGATCGAGGCCGCGGATATCGGGCCCTACGAGATGTCCGCCCAGGGCGATGTCACTGCCACGACGACCTCAACCACCGTCGGGTTCACCTCTGCCGCCGGCAGCGGCCCGCAGTACGTCCTTTTCGGGGAATCGCTGATCCCATCGGGCGCGGGCCCCACCGTGCACGTCAATCCTTTGTCGGGCCGCGGCGGCGGCGCGGCGCAACCTGTGGCGGTCTGAATCATGAGCAAGCATCTAGGCGACTACGACGCCGGGAACGTCATCTACGGCAAGTTCTCCACGTACCAGCCAAGCACCGGCGCTGCGTTCGCGCTCGCTGGCACGCCGGCGCTGTCGGTCTATAAGGACAACAGCACGACGCAGAGCACGGCCGGGATCACGCTCACAGCCAGCTTCGATTCGGTGACGGGCCTGAATCACTTCACGATCGACACCTCGGCCGATGGCTCGTTCTACGCCGACGGCTCGAATTTCGACATCGTGATCACGACGGGCACGGTCGACAGCGTCAGCGTGGTGGGCACGGTCGTCGCGTCCTTCACCCTGCGCAAGAGCTCGGCGCTCAAGCCGACGACCGCCGCGCGCACGCTCGACGTCGCATCGACCGGCGAGGCCGGCATCGACTTCGCGAACGTCAACCTCCCCGTCGGCGCTGTCCCGGCGCTGGGCATCCTCGACAACGGCACCGCCCAGGCGGCGACGAGCACGACGCTGCAGCTGCGCTCCGCGGCGACGTTCGGCGACGACACGATCATCGGCGCGATCGTCCTGGCCTTCGGCTCGACGCAAGGCTACTGGCAGGTGCGCCAGATCACCGACTACGTGAGCAGCACCGACACGGCGACCGTTGACGCCTGGCAGGTCACGCCAAGCGGCACGATCACCTACCTCGTGATCGCTGCTCCGCCGGCGCTGGCCGCCCTGCCGGCCGTGAACGTCACGCAGGTGGACGGCGCCGCGCTCGACACGCACGACGCCGGCTCGTTCCCCGCTGACGTGCGGTCGTATGGCGGCACCGCCGGCACCTTCAGCGGCGGCCGGCCGGAGGTCAACGTATCGCACGCGGCCGGCACGGCGTGGAACAGCGGCGGCATCGGCGCGGCCACGCTCGCCGCCGACACGATCACCGCGGCCAAGATCGCCGCCGACGCCGGCACGGAGATCGCGACGGCCGTGTGGGCCTCGGCGACGCGCACGCTCACCGCGCTGGACGAGGACGACACGACGATCGACCTCGACGCGGCGATCCGGGCCGCGATCGGCATGGCCGCGGCGAACCTCGACACGCAGATCGGCACGCTGGCGACTGCCTCTGTCCTGGCCACCGTGGCCACCTACCTCGACACCGAAATCGCCGCGATCATGGCCGTCACCGACAAGCTCGACACGACGCTGCAGCCGCAGTCGGGCAGCGCCGGCTACCAGTTCACCGAGATCGCCCTGGCGCTGGCCGGCGCCGGCGGCGGCCTGACCGTGCAGGACATCGTCGACGGAGTGTGGGACGAGCCGATGGCCTCGCACCTGAGCGGCGGCTCGACGGGCGCATCGCTCAACGGCGCAGGTTCCGCCGGCGACCCGTGGACGACGGCGCTGCCGGGCGCCTACGGGGCCGGCACGGCCGGCAACATCGTCGGGAACAACCTCGACGCGCTGATCAGCACGCGCGCCGCTGCTTCCGCGCTCGCGACCGTGGACACCGTCGTCGACGCCATCCAAGCCAAGACCGACAACCTGCCGACCGACCCGGCCGACGAGTCGCTGATCATCGCGGCGACCGACGCGATCATGACCAGGCTCGGCGCCCCGGCCGGCGTGAGCGTCTCGGCTGATGTCGCCGCCGTGAAGACGCAGACCGCGGCGATCGAGGTGGACACGCAAGACATTCAAGGCCGGCTCCCTGCCGCCCTCGTCGGCGGCCGCATGGATGCGAGCGCGGGGGCCATGGCCGCGAACGTCATCACGGCCGCCTCGACGGCCGCCGACTACGTCACCGAGGTGCAGAACGGCCTCGCGACGGCCGCGGCCCTGGCCACCGTGGGCGGCAACGTCGACGCGATCCTCGTCGACACCGCGGAGATCGGCGTCGCCGGCGCCGGGCTCACTGCCCTGGCCAGCGCCGCGAACCTGGCCACCGTTGCGACCTACATCGACACGGAGGTGGCGGCCATCAAGGCCAAGACCGACAGCCTGACATTCACGGTCGCCGGCAAGGTGGACGCGAATACGCTCTACGTCAACGGCACGCAGGTCGGCGGCAACGGTCAGCCCGGCACTGAGTGGGGCCCCGCGTAATGGCTTCGACCTGGGGCACCTCGTGGGGCACGTCCTGGGGCACGGCCTGGGACCTCGCCTTTGAGACGGTCCCCGATGTCGTCGGGTCGACCCAGGCGGCGGCGACCGAGGAGCTCGAGCTCGCCGGCTTCGTCGTCGTCGTCACGACCGCCGCGAGCAGTTCGGTCCCGGCCGGCCAGGTCATCAGCCAGGTGCCCGCCGGCGGCGCCAGTGCGCCGGCCGGCTCGACCGTCACGATCACGGTATCGACCGGCGAGACGGACCTGGCCAACGACCCCAGGCTGATCGCGAAGAAGAAGCGCCGCCAGCTGCCGAACCTGCAACTCCGGCCGCCGCGCGAGCGCCGCCGCAA